AGGTTAAGAGTTGGTTCTTTCTTCTTATTGTTTTTTCCTCTTCTAAAGTTTTTATTCTCTTTTTTCATAATATATATAATTTTATAATATATTATATATAAGGAAATAATAACTACTAGAATCGGAACAATTATAACTAATTTTTTTATTGAATTGGATGTATACGACTTTCATATTTACTCCAAACGGGAGTGGCAGATTTGTATGCACTTACACTCTCTGTTGGTACATAAATTGGACAACTACCTGTATTAGTAAACACATCTTCACCGAGCCCATCATCTTCTATTGTGGGTGGATTTATTGCTTCACATACTATTGATTCTAGATTAGTACAACCAGTGAATGCACAATATCCTATTTCTGTGACTAAACTAGGTATTCTTATTGAAGTTAAACTAGTACACCCATAACACATACTCGATGGTATTGAAGTAACAGAATTAGGGATATTAATAGAGGTTAAGTTAGTACACCCCATAAATACATCCTCCCCAAAACTAGTAACAGAATTAGGAATATTAATAGAGGTTAAACTAACACAATCCTTGAATACATCCTCCCCAAAACTAGTAACAGAATTAGGAATATTAATAGAAGTTAAATTGGTGCACCCATGAAAAGTCTCATCATCTATTTTTGTATTAGTAATGGAATCTGGAATATTAATAGAAGTTAGTTTTTTGCAGAATCGAAAAACTCCAAAACCAATTGAAGTAACAGAATTAGGAATATTAATAGAGGTTAAATTCGAACAATATTCAAACGAACAATCACCAATACTAGTAACAGAACTTGGAATATTAATAGAAGTTAATCTAGTACACTGAGAGAATACACTGCCTCCAATACTAGTAATGGAATCTGGAATGACAACTGAAACTAATTCTTCATTCCAAGAAAATATTTCTGGTATTGATGTTAAAGCTTCTTTAAACTTAATAATACCTTTACCGTTATTATAGGTATTACTTTTTATTATCTCTGATAGATCAGTAAAGTTTATTGCATTTCCACTAACACTAGTATACCAAATTTCATCATTAGGAGGTAGTATTATTTGGTTTTTTTTTGTTTTATTTAATATACTCCTAATTCTTAATAGCCAATCTTTTTCGCTATTGTTTAAATAAAGATTCTTATTCATATTTATTTTATTATACGTTTAACATACAGGGAAAGTTTACTTACTATCCCCCTCCTGTATGTTATTTTTTTTAATGGGAGATAGATTTTTATTTATGCGTGGTGAGACTTGGTGCAAAAATTCTAGTCTTGGGTTATGGTTCTAAGACTAAAACTCCTGCACCAAATATTCCCCGCGCTTAGAACAGATTATTTAACATGCCCTGGAATATTTTTTGGGTTTCTTCTAGGGCGGATGATGTTTGAGAGGAGAATGATTGAATAGTTTTGCTTACTCCACCATTCATTCCTAGTTCTTGATATTTAGAATAGTGATAGTAGCAATTGAAGAGAGCACCAGAAACAGCATCAGCAAGGTCTTTACTCCCCTCTAGCTTATTCCCTTCCATTCCCGCATGATCAAACTCATAACAACTTGAAACTAAGGGGTGATCTATTTTACAATGCTCTCCGTTAACTCCATTATAAGTCACTAATAGCTCACTACATTCTCGTAAAAGTATGTTGATATAAGGAAGCTCTAATCTTTCTGAATTTACTATATTCTTAAAGACGTTATAAGCCTCCATAGTTTTATCTACGGAAAGGGGTCTGTAGGGAATTCCATCTCTTTCAGCATTTTGTAAGATTCCGGCACTAGCAAAAGAGTCAGCACTAAACTCGACGATATATCCATTTTTCACTAAGTCTTGTAAAAATTGATAGAGGTGGTCTAGTGATGTAGCCTGTCCCTTCTTTCTGGAAACAACAAATGCTAATGGAACTTTGAATTTGGGAAGTGTATATTCTCCTACTTGTTTTTCCCCATCATAATAACATAAAGCTATCCCAGTTTTATCCTTCTTCAATCCTATATCATAATGTACATATAGTGAAGTGCCTCGTGGAATTCTGTAGATCATATTTTCGACATGAGAATATATACTATCTTCCTTATCATAAAAATCGACTATAATTTCCTCGGGACTGTAATTCTTTAGGGTTGAGCAGTTTATGAGATGAGATATATTACCGTTGAAGAATCTCTCATCGCCGCTATAAGATACTCCCGCTAAGTCTCTAAGATTTCGGATTGGGTCGGCCAGGAATTTAAATTTGGCAGAGATGGGAACATTAATCACTCTGTCAGGATCTAATCCAGATTTCTCCAGATCTTCGGAGTCTTCGATCACGCGGGGACCTGTAATATTATCTCCTTTATAGAACCTAAAAGTCTTACCATTAGACTCAAGGTATAGTGGATCATAACGTATATCCCATTGTGCAAATCTACAGCGGTATAATTCCTCTGGGGGAACGAGAGATTCAAACTTAGTAACAGCAATATTATCCGGGTCCCTCGCTGAGCTGTCACAAACTACATGTCCATAAACAAATCTTTTATCAGCAAAACGAGAATCATAACGAGTCACAACTTCTGAAGCTCGAGCAGCCCCCTCCGAGGACCTCCAGAAGCCCAGCTCTGATAAACAGGCATATATCAAATTTCTTATTTTATAATAATTTTTTATTATATTAGACTATATCTTGTATTAAAACAGTATATACATAGTCTTTGAACTACTTTAAATTAAAGTAGCTGCTGATTTAATATATTAATTATTTCCAGCAATTCTTATACTATGAGCAAACTTTTTACTCCGATGACATGACTCCCGCTAGAAGGACCCGAGGGGATAAAACGAATGGGTGGTTTATGATAAGGACTTCTAAAATAAGGACTTGTATCAAACACTAAGTCAACATAATTTTTGAAGTCTCTTTTGGCAGTCTCGAAAGAATTGTGAAAGAAAGCCATTCCTAGTTTACTGTTCGCAATCCCAAGAGACTTAAATACATTTGTACAGCAATCCAATCTATGGTAAGTATAGAGTGCTAGGATCTTACTGATAGTTGATTTTCCAAGTCCACAGTTTTATAATATTTCTATTATGATTAAGACTATATCTTCTTTCGTATATACACATAGTCGTTGAATAAGATACATAATTATCTTACTGCTAGTTTAAATCGGAATTTGTTTCTAGCAATTCTTATATAGGCCGCTGGACTTTCTGTTAACGGCACCCCCAAGAGAAATCCAGGGGTATTTTGTAGTAATTGAATTTGGATAAATCTTTTCTAATTCAGCATACCATGGATCAAATAATGCTTTTCCATGATTAAATAAGTTATCATCTCCCATAAAATAATCATCACATATAAATCTTCTTATAGTCACTGGTTTATGATCCATCCCCAGTAATTTACACGCTGCTAATATTTTCTCCTCATTAGAAAGTTTATTATATTCAGATTCAAGTATGTTTTGGTTTATATCTGATGAAATAGAAAGAGTAGGATCATCACCTATATTTATATTACTGTTTTTCATATTCTTCTACTTTTTTAGGTTCTATTATGGGAATGATGGAGCTAATGTCTTCCCCATATATCAATATCTTTTGTATTATGTCGAAAATATCATTAAATTCTTTTATATTGTATGGTATAACGATTAATTTTATCGATTTCCTCTCACAATACTCTTTTATAGCATCGTCTCGTAATAATTGTTTAGAATAGTCTTCAATAGACCTTTGAAAGTCGTGATCCCAGAAATAATGTTGAGATCCATTATATTCAATTATATAAGTAGATCCTTTATAGTTTTCTAAGTAAAAATCAACATAAACCCTTTTTTGAACATTAACTAATTCAAACATTTCCTCACTATCAATCCGAAACTGAGGTGTATATTCAATTCCTAAATTATCTAATACATGAGCTACATGTTTCTCTCCTCTAGACTTAACTCGATCGAAGTTAAATATGCCTCGTAATAAATTTCCTGCTGGTACAGAGTATTCCTTACCTGTTCTACGATCTATTACTATTACATTAGTATCTCTTCCAACACGACTATTGGATCTTAAATAAACCGCCTTTGATAAATCTATTATATCTCCGTAAATTTCCCTAACCCTTTCTTCAAACTCTTCTTGCGATATAGCATTCTGTCTTCCTACGGATAATCTAGCACAATTTGGGCATTGTCCAGTTCCATAATAATGCTCTCCGGGCATCTGTTCAAAAAACTCTCCACAAGTAAGACACTGAAGACGTACTTTAGTATGATTATTAACATACTTTGTTTCACTATATCCAAATCTACCTGGAAACTTCTCCTTTGATCTTCTTATGAATTCTTCAGTGTCTACATATTGTTCTGTTTTTTCTTTAGATAACATTCCCGCACATTGCCTGTTTTCATCTAATACTACTACAAGATCATGATAACTTGTTTCCCACTCTCCTATTACTTTATTTGTTTTAGTAGATACCTCATCTACATAAATAGGTACATTAGTCTTTTTGTTTCTTATAATATCTGGAACATTACTGAAGTCATAATTAAAAATTCTTTTATTCTCAATTTCCCTAGAGTTATAATATCCTTCTATAAAATCCTCTTTCAGGATTATACCTTTTCCAATAGACCATCTTAATCCATCTTCTTTTATGTGTTTGAGAACAAATTGTTTAGTATGTCTGTGTTTATCAGTGGCATTAGAAAACCACCTTAATCTCTTCTCTACTCTCTCCACACTAACTCCTAATTCTTTAGCTACACCTTCGACCGTGTACTTTTCTTCAAATGGAAATTCTTCTCTTTTACCGTTTTGCATAATCTTACTTTAACTGCTTCCCGAGATATGTTATTATTCTTATCTTATTCATTTTATTTCTAGCATGTTTAAAAATGTGAGGAGTACTTAAGGTAGCTATTCTTGTTCCTCCTCACCCTTAAGATTATGCTAGAACGGGTTTTATCTCTTCGTCAGTTTTCCTTAGATCTCGCAGTGTAATCGAATACTACATCCCCTACCTATGATGCTGCGAGATTATAACCGCGCATATTCTTTTACGCTTTTATTCCTTTCTTGATTAGACTTTTTGGATTAAGCTTTTTTTTCAATTTCCATTTTCTATCTTCATTCAATAGTCTTAAACCGTTATAATCATTAGAACTCTTTAGTTTATTGTACCTAGCATCATAATTATAAGTGTTTTTTTTCACGTAATCTTTATCAAATCTTTCCTGTCTTACTCCTCTTTCTGGTGTAAACTCTATATCTCCACGATCTCGTGATCTAGCATTATGTATAGCAAGATCTTGCATATTACGCAAATCACCTCTTTTCGTCTTATTATCAATAGGCTCTCTTAGTTTATCTAAAAAACTTGAATCCACCGGCATACCCGCATTTTCGTGTTCTTTTATATCATCCTCTATAAATTCTTTAAGGTAATCTATGTTTTTCTTACCCTTCTTACGAGCAAATTCTTTTTGTCTTAGTATTATCATTATTTATCATTCAACATACAGGGAAAATTTAACTTACTACCCCCCCCCTATATGTTATTTTTTTTACAAATGGAAGGTAGTTGATTTATTATTTATTATTAATCCCACAACAAACTAGGGATGAAAATTAAGTGATAATCATTTCAATATTACTTTCTACTCTGATTATTTCATAGCCTCTCAATTTCTTTACATATTTTTTTAGCTAAGTCTCTTTGGTTTCCAGGTTCAAAATCTTCTGGGGAAAAATATCCCTTCATTATTTCTTTAGGGTCTACTTTTTCAAACTTCTTTATAAATAATCCCTTCTTCACATACCACTCTTTTCCTGATACATCACACCATAATTTAGCGGCGATCTCAGAATATCCAAATTCCTCTGCTGTATCTAAGTTATCATAGAAAAGGCACACATATTCTTTCCCATCCTTTTCTTCTGTATATGGTCCCTCAGGAAACTTTTCTGGTTCGAATACAATGGCAGCATGTATTAATTCTTCTTCTTCCGTAAGTTCTGAAAATTCTTTGATAAGGGGATTAATTTTATCTAGGAACTCAACATAAAGGGAAGGGTAATTCAAGGCTTTAAGTTTTTTTATCTCATCATTCCCAACTACAATTCCAGTATGATGTCTCCAAGCAAACTCTTTTTGTCGTAGTATCTTCATAGCTTTAATTTTTTAGTTTGTCTCTTTATCATCTCTTCTTCCTGCCGGTTGAAGGTGTCTGTATTCGCTAGTCTTTGTTCTGGAGTTAGTTTTTCTGTATTCTTTCCTGCCCCTAATATATTAACTCTTGCCTTTCCCACATTTTTAGCTCTTCTCGCCTGTCTTCTTCTTTTTCTTTCTATCTTTCCCTCAAGAGCATCAGTAACCCTAGCTCGTTCAAGATCGCTTAATTCACTTCCCTTTTTATGAATAAACCTGGAAATAGCTTCATGATAAGAGTAATTATTTTGTCTCAGTATTTTCATTATCTCTACTCCTTCTTTTTTTCTTAGTTATTTTATCGTAAGCTATTCCTCCAGCTGTGGCTCCAATAACAGTAGCTGGTAAAATAAACTTTGATCTATGTTTAAGAACTGCGTTTTTTCCAGCCTCTTTACTTTTACTTATTGCCTCTTTTTCATACATTTTTTTCAGTTGTTCTACTTGAGAAATTGAATCTTTATCTGTTAACTCTTGTGCCAACCCTATATTTTTTTTTATTCGTTCTAGTCTATCGTTTAAATCTTTATTGTAGTTCTTATTAAATACTTCATCTTTTCCTTTCTCAGATAAAGCATAACCACCAACAGCACCAATTCCAGCACCGACAGCCGAAGAACTAGCTATTCCAATTTTATTAGCTAGACCCTTCTTTTCTTTTTTCTGCTCTTGTTCTTTTCTCTTTATTTTCATTTTTTTAATATTAATCTGTCTCCTGTAATTCCTTTGTAGTCCTTTGGTATATTTTCTTCTCCACCAAAAATAGAATAAGCATTAGTTCCTTTACTAATCTTTTAAACCTGGAAAATCTGGATCTATACCCTCCGAACTATCTAAGAATTCATCATGTATCTTTTTAAGCTGATTTAAAGTACTAAGTGTATATCCTTCTATATTATCAGCTTTTACGAACTTATTTAAATAAAATTTTAGATCCATCAATTGGGCAATTGTTATAGAGGTCTCGAAAAAAGTCGACAATGAGATTTTCTACACTCACTGCCACTAACCCCCTTTCTCCCTTCTCTATACATCCTGGACAAGTTAATTCAAGGGGTTCTAGTCTATCATAGTAAATATCACGAAGAGCCATAAGAAGGGTTATATCTTCGTGAACAGCCCCTAATACATCCTGCTCAATCTGGTTTCCATCAAGATCAAAATTCTTCATCAATGCTATAGTTTTGATCATTTTAAGGTCTGTAATTTTTCTATATTTTAAGTATTTTTCAAAGACCTTAAGAAAATCAGAAACCGTAGGAATAGTGACATCATATTTATGCCCCGACAACTCTATAACAGCCCCATTCATTATTTTATCATCAATTTGCTTAAAATGTATGTCGGTTTCTAGATTAATTTTCTTTCTTATCTTAGTACCACATTCAGGACAAGTTATGGAAAGATCATAAGTTAGGTCCCCGGAAACAGTACAAAGCTTCTTATAAAAAATTAAGAAGTCAACATCCATTACATAACAGTTAAGAACATTTTTATCTTCCTTAATTAATAATTTTATATCAAATAAGTATTTTTCTAGGGGATCTTTGGGTACATTCTCTAGGTATTGTGTTAGCTCTAAAAACGTCATAGGGCTAACAGATAAAGAGGGAAAATCATAACCATATCCCCCACTAGGTAATTGCGAAGTTAATACTATCATATTTTTATTCCATTTTTAAGTTATATTAGTTCCCAGAGTGTAATTGAATACTACCTCAGTTTAGGCTCTGGGAAATTATAGGGTTATTTATTTCTTTTTACCATATTTTTTAGCATACTCTTCTTCAGACATATCACCCTCAACAACTTTAATCATGTCTCTATTCTTTTCAAATCTCTTAGCTGCCTTTGAGTTGGGATGTTTCTCTACATGGTTGCTCTCAAGATGAGCAATACCACCCCCAAGTCCAGCGGCTCCGGCACCTATAGCAGTACCAATAGCGGCTGACTTCAATCGGCTATTACTAGGGAATCTTGTCACACCTCCATAAAGCCCCAATGTAGCAGCACTAGCGGGAAGGTGACGTTTCATTTGTTCGTTGATCCCTTCTTTTCTCACATCAGGATCCTCACTATTACGTTTTTTATAAGAATCGTAGGTAAAATATCCAGTGTGTCCTTTTTGATGTGATTTATCCCAAGATTTGATTTCCTGTCTATCTCCCCATTTTACTC